CGTTCATCGCCGAACAGCCCGAGGCTGCACTGGCGATAGTTGGTGCGGCCGGTGATCTGGATCAGCCCGCGGCCGCGATACTTCTGCCCGTCGCCATCGGCTTCCGGTGTATTGCCCAGACGCAAGGCCAGCGTACCGGTGTCGTATTTGCTCAGGTATTGGTTGTTGCCCAGTTCACGCACGTACTGCAATTGGCCGGACTCATGCCCGACCTGGGCGAGAAACGCGGCAATGCGCTTGGGCGCGTCGATGCGATGGCGAGCCATGGCGTCGTTGAGCGGTGAAACAAAAACGCCCGCTTGGGAGCGGGCGTTGGGCATGATGGTTTTAAGGTTGTCTTCTGTAATTTGCATAATGCGTAATCCTCCCTGGATGCTCCGATTGAATCACGACTGACGACCGAGACCGGTCAGCCATTTCTTTGCCAGGGTTTTCAGGGTGCCATCAGGGGCACTGTCTTCTTGCGACGAAAACACCCAGCCGAGGGTGCCGAAATTCGCCATCCAGTCGATTTGCGGTGTTGGAGTGATCTCGGTGATATCGACCCAGAGCAGATCCGGGTGAAACATCTCGACCATGTTTCCGTCGGTCGAGAACAGTTCGACCACCGTGTCGTTGACGATGCGTGCGTAGGTTTTCATCAGGCGTACTCGTAAATGATCACGACACCAGGGGCACCTGATGTTCCTGATTTGCCAGCCAGATTGGGGCCGATAGCGACCCCGCCGCCGCCGGATCCATATCCCGAGCCGGGGTAGCCGGGGAAGCTGGTAATGACGGTGGTGCCGAACCCGAGGCCACCACTGCCCAACGGAGAGCTGCCACCATGCCCCGCCAGCGTCGAACTATTGACCGAGATGCCCGGTGATCCCGGGGCCCCGGCTGAGTTGACGATGTTCCCGCCGGACGCAATTTCACCGGGATACCCGCCCACACAAAGTCCTGCCGACGATCCGGAAACAACACCGACCCAGAGGGAACCCTGACCTCCCGGTGCCGATACCAGCGAGCCCAGCGAGCTGGTTCCTCCGACGCCGCCGTTCGTCTGTGCGGCTCCGGCAGCCCCACCGGCACCGATCGTGACAATCTGACTCGCACCGATCCTGTCGCTCGGCAACCGGGTCTCGGCGTAACTGCCGGAAGCACCACCACCGGAGACGGCATATTGATTCGCACCGGTCGCTGCAATACCCGCACTCCCGCCACCACCGCCCACGACTTTGACCAATACGGATCGCATCCCCACGGTCGGCGTATAAACACCGCTGACAGCAAATGTCTTCACATTCAACAAACGACCACCCCCGGCATTGCCGCCACTGGCATACACCAGCAACCAACTGTCCAGCGCAGCGCTATACACCACCGAACACACACTGCCGCCGACAATCTCGGCTGGCCGTAATGCACTCTGTGCCAGACTCAATAGCGGTTTGGGCAGAAGACCATTCGGTGCAAATGTGCTCGCTCCGGTGTTGGCATTGCCTGCGGTGAAACGCAGCGCCAGACCGTCCTTCAACGTCGTGATGGCCGGCACATAATTGGCCATGTAGAGATTGGCAGCGCCGATATCCGCTGCGTGTTTATCTGCACCGGCCTGGCTGATTTTCCTGATCGCCTGCAGCAACTGCGTCGCATCGCTTTCGCTCGGCTCAAGGCCCGCAGACTTGACGACATTCAGCAGCTCGTCGGTGATGCCATTGCCCCAGGTCGCGGGGATCAACGACCCCGGCAACCCGCCAACGACGTCTTCATTGACGAACTTGCCATTCACCAGCCCTATGCCGGGAACGCTTTTCGGGTAATCCACGTTTGTATCTCCTCAGTTTCCGTTGTGCAGCAAGCCTTCAAGCCAGTCGGGCTCTACCGGACGAGCGTGCGCATCAGGAAACTCCGGATCGTTGGGCCAGTCGCGCAATGCCTGCCGATAGGCGAGAAGCTGTTTGAACTCTTCGGCGCGCAGGGTCGTGCCGTCGCCGACTTCCAGCTCCTCAGCGTCACGCCATACCAGCCATTGGGTGTCGCGAAGAACAGCATTGCGCCATGCGCGTTCGTGAGTGATCGCAGCCTCAGGGGAGATGACCGGATCGGTCAGTACGGGTTGCCCACTGGCACTGGCGCTGATGACCTTGCCAGTTGCCTGCCCGGCAAACAGTTCGGCGTATTGGGCGTGGGTGATTTCTACGGCGCCTTCAGGTAACTCCGGAGAAGGGCTTTCGACCCGATCAAATCCGAGTGTCTGTGCAAAGAAATAGATCTTCATCGTTATCGCCCCCAAACCAGAATGCGGCCCATGATGCCCGGTGCCGGTCTCACACTCGTGCCGTCGACATTCCTGACCCGCGCCGCAGCTACCGATGTTGTTGAAAGGGTCGAATCAAACGCCCAGACAGTCGTGTTGCCCGCGCTCCAGCCGGACGGGTTCCCCTCATCGGCCACTCCGCCGACGATCGCCGTCTGGAACCTGACCGGCAAAGACAGGCTCATGATGCCGTTGGCGTCAGAACCACCCACAACCCATTGCAGAATCAAACCGCTGGGCAGTTTTTGATAACCGGCACTGGCTAGCTGCAAGGTAAAGGCGTTTGAATATTTCAGGCTCGCAGTGCCATGGACCGTCCAGATGCCATAGCCCTTCACGAACTGCGCGCTTTCACCGCCGTTGATCGTGATCGAACTCAAGTAAGCACCCTGCGGGCAGATTTGTGTTCCGGTTTTACTGGCGATCGTGATGACTGAGTTGCTGAGGCAATGAAAACTGAGAGTGGCACCATCGGGGACACTGGAAACCTCAGGCAGTGTCACGGTGTAAGCCGCGCTTCCACCCAGTCCGAATGCGCACCCCACATCTGCAGCCGTGAGCTGCGTCGTGTCGACCAGACTCCGGGCACTGGCATGGTTACCCAACGCACGTTGCACGAACTCCGGCGTGGCCACCGCTTTTCCGGTATCGAACTGCGGCGGAGTCGCAAACAATCGGGAACTGCGCAACGCACCCAGCAACTGATTGTTCGACACCTCGCTGGGCGTCATGCCAGCGGCTTGAACAACGCTGAGAATTTCCTGCGTGACACCATTGCCCCACGCCGCCGGAATCAGCGAACCGGGTTTTCCGGCAACCGGATCCTCATCGGCAAACTGTCCATTGACCAGCCCGACGCTGGGTACACTCTTGGGATAGTCCAAGGCTTATCTCCTTATCTGAAAACATGGGTTGCGTGATGGCTTCAGCCAATCGCGCCGGCCAGCCACTGCGGTGCTGAGGGCCGCGAAACGGATGACGGATATGCGCCGGAACCAGGCCAGTCCCGCAATGCCTGGCGGTACTCGAGCAGCTCCAGGTATTGCTGGGCCTTGAGCGTTGTCCCGCGTCCCAATTCCTGCTCATCGCGGTGGCGGGTGACCCGCCATTCGGTGGCTGCGAGAGCCGACTGACGCCAGGTACGCTCCGCCGCCAGAGGCTGGTTTTCCTCAACCACGGGGGCCTTGGCGACAACTGGATTTTGCGGTTCGTACGCAGGCTCGATAGCGGGAGCTGTCTCGTCCATCGACGCGCCGATTTCGACGTTGACGCCTTCGGGCACCGGTACCATCGCCGCGACAAACGCAGGCGCGAACAGTTGTTCGATCGCGAAGTCACCGGTGTCGATCACTTCGACCGCGACACCGTTTTCAATACGTGCATAACGGGCCATTACTCGTACTCCCAGATTTCACAGAAGGCGTTGCCACCGGCGCCGCTTACGATTGATGCAGATGCGTGAACCGAGCAGGAACCACTGCCACCCGAGCCTCGAACACCGGCATTGCCAACGGTGTTTGACCCGCTGAAAGGGCCACCGCCGTCGAACGGACTCGGAGCTCCGCAACCCGACAGCAACCCCCAATTGGCGTTGCTCATTCCGAAACCTCCGGTGATACCGCGAGCGCTGCAGAGATTGCCGCCAGTCAGCAACCCACCGACCCCGCCCTGAATGAATCCTGACGAAGTGCCTGTGACCACGATCCCCAGTTTCTGCCCGCCACCGCCTCCCGAAACACTCATGTAGCTACCAAAGGAGGCTCCGCCGCCCGCAAGGCCCGTGGTGTTGCTGACGGCGCCCCCGGCGCCCAGCGAAACCGGTACGCCGGCGAGCATTTGTGCGGTGACGTCATACAGGCTTTCCGCATACGCGCCGGACCCGCCACCACCGCCGAGGATTTGTGTACCCGCCGGAACAGGTTCGCAGCCGCCCCCCGAACCACCCGCCCCGATCAACCGCACACGAATCCGCTTGGCTCTGGGGTTCGGCTTGTAAACCGTGATCCCGACCGCGTCGATCTGCCGGACCGCCAGCAACCGCCCCACGGCATCGGTGATGCCGTAGCCCGCCAGCGTGGTCGGGGTGTTCTTCAGTTTGGTGAAGTCGACCAGCGCACCAATGGCCGTTGCCAACTGGTTGGTCTTGGTCTCGTCCGGCGTCAGTCCGGCCGCCTTGATGGCGTTGAGAATTTCTTGCGTGACACTGTTGCCCCAGGCGGCGGGGATCAACGACCCGGGCGTGCCGGCAACGGGGTTTTCATCGATAAAACCGCCGTTGACCAGGCCGACGCCGGGGATGCTTTTCGGATAGTCCATTGCGCTGCTTCCTGTGCTGCAATCAGCTGGTGACGGTTGTGCCGGGCACAGCCGGCCAAGTGATTTCTTCCGGGAAACCGGTCTGCTTTTCGATTCGGTTCAGCTCGACGCTGTAGAGCTTCCACTCGAGCAGTTGCAGCTCTTCTTCGTGGCTGGCATCGCCGATGTCTTCGGCGTATTGCAGGGGGGCGATGCGCAGGACCGCGTCGCGCAGCAGCGTGTCGCGCTTGTCGATAAGGCCAGACTTGATCGCGGACAGGTGGGCCGTTTCATCGAGCATCCACGCTTGACCATTCCAGATATATCCCTCTCCTGGCCAGACATCGGCAGTAAGGTCATCCGGTAACTCACCTGGTTCAACCCAGATCTGTATCGCACCGCTGTCCTTCCTGTGAACCACTCCCCGGTGATCGCTCACCTCACGAGGAACTCCGTTCACCAGAACCCAGACACGGCCATTTCCAGGCGATGGCAATTCGAAAGGCAATTGCACTGAATTGCTGGGCAACTGAACGCCAAGTCCAGGCGTCTCGGCAAATTCAACGGGACCGGACAGGCAGCCCACATGATCGAACAGATAATTAAACATGAGCACCTCAGATAAGTTTGATCCGGCCCGGATAGGCAATGTTTCGGGGACGGGTGATACCGCCATGATTCAAAAGATCTGCGTCCGAAATCGGCGAAACGGTTTCAGAAGGGGTGATGTATTTGACCGTGGAGCCCGCGTAATCGGTGTAATTGCCCATGTCGAACCCCAGCAGGGCTTTCTGGGAAATGATGTTTGTTGCGAACAGAATATTGTCGCCCACGCCATTGTCGCCCTGGACCAGCGAGCCTTTTTGCCAAGACCCCGGTACACGTCCCGGATCGATCAAACCGCCTTCAGACAGTACCCGCAGGAACTCGCCACGGGCTTCTGGCAAGCGGAAATTTGTGGCTCCATCCCCAGAGGACCATGCACCGGCGCGATCGGCTTCGGAACGCAACATGCCGGACTGTTGCGCGTGATCCCAGAGCCACGGCCACTCCGTTCGGCTGAGTAACGAGCCATTCAAAGCGGCATAGCCACCGGGCAAAACGGAAAGCGTGGTCTCGAAGGCAATGTGCCCCACTGACGAGCCGTCCAGGCGTCCCACCGGCCACCAGTTACCCGCTGCATCACTGCGCAGATGCCACCAGTCGCCATTGCCCATCAACACCAGAAAGGGGTAACCATTGGACGAAAGGTGTGTATGAAAGCGGATACGGTCAGTACCGGACGTCTGAACAACCAGTCGATTGCCACTGTTGTCGACGCGGCGAACGATAACGTCACGCACGCCCAGACCGATGCTGGCTGCCGGCAGGGTCACTGTGGTGGCTGCCGGGCTGCCGTCGATGAGCACAAGGCCAAGCTCCTGTTCGGTCAGAGCTTTGGAGGCTGCCAGCCGCGTCACCACCGAACGCATCGGGCTGGCGTTGCCGACAATCGACTGAATTGCCTTGAACAACTGCCCTGTATCAGCCTCGGTGGCGGTCATCCCGGCGCCAGCGATCACGTTGACGATCTCTTGTGTAACGCTGTTGCCCCACACCGCCGGTATCAACGACCCGGGCGTTCCCGCCACCGGGTTTTCATCGACGAAGCGGCCGTCGACCAGGCCGACGCTGGGGACGCTCTTTGGATAATCCATTGGATGTTCGTTCCTCTTGAATGACAAATGAAACGTGGCTGCACGCGGGCTTTTGGCTTGCTCAACGGCGGGCGCAAACGCTTCTGTTCCTGAAAATAAAAAGCCCACAACGAAGTGGGCTTGGGTGCAGAAAGTTGCGATTACCGGGTCGAGTTGCCGGTCAATTCGCGAATGGCCAGCAGTGCCTCATCAGCGGCAGCGCGAGCCTGATCCATCTGGCCCTTGCTCGCGTATGCGCGGATCTGTGTCTTGGCTTTCAGGCGCAAGGTGCGCAAGGTCAGCAGGTTCTCGCTGAGTTGGGCAGCCTTGTCGAGGATCTGCTCGGCCGACTGTTTTGCCGACCGGCCCTTGGCTACCCAGGCAGCGACGGACAGCGGCACTTCCTTTTTCGGGTAACCGGCGTCTTGATAGGCCTGAGCGTCGACCGCCGCCTGGGCGTACTCGAGGGCTTTGAGCGGGTCACCGGCCAGTGCGGTGCGTGCGCTGTCGGCGACTGCATCGAGATTGACGCACAGACGTTCGGTTTCTTCCTGCTGCAGTGCGGCGACTCTGTCGTCACTCAGCTCCCACTTCTCGCCATCCCAGACATGTGCGGTGGAGGGTTGTGCAGGACGCAAGCCTTCCTCGAACTGATGCA